ATGTCTTTTTTTAATAAAATGCTTGCAAGTGTAGGAATTGGGGCTGCGGCAATTGACACACATCTCGAAAAAGCCTCTTACCATCCAGGCGAGGAAATTCGAGGAATGGTTCAAATCAGAGGCGGCAATGTTGAACAGAAGGTGGATCATATTTATATCAAAGTAATGACAGAGTATATCAGAGAGCATGATGACAAAAAGGTCAGGGAGACCTGCACCATCGCCAAATTCCATGTGGCTGACCGTGTTCTCGTCCGTCAGGGAGAGAGACTGGAGATCCCATTCGCCTTCGCGCTTCCGCTGGAAACGCCCATGACACTGTCGCGCCAGCCTGTCTGGATTCATACGGGCCTTGATATTGATAATGCCATTGACCCTAACGACCGCGACTACATCGAGGTGACTCCGCATCCTTATGCTACCGTTGTATTACAGGCTGCCCAGGAGCTTGGATTCCGATTCAAGGAGGCCACCTGTGAATATCATCCACGCCTTGGACGCGGCGTTCCGTTTGTACAGGAAATTGAATTCTACCCAGGCCGTGAATTTTCCAGCAGGGTGGAAGAGCTCGAATTTATTTTTAACCTTGAGCGTGACGGCATTCATGTGCTGGTTGAGGTTGACCGCCGCGGCAGAGGCTTCTCCGGCTGGCTTGAACGGTCGTTTGACATGGATGAGCGCACGGCGTGGCTCAGTCTGAGCAGGTCGGATTTGCAAAGAGGAAACCGATATGTGGCAGATGTGCTTGGAGAGTTGATCTACAGACAGGCTCGTTAATATATTTTAACCCCGCCCTATTGGATGGTGGGGTTATTTTTTTGAAATGCTTTTTATGCTTCAATGGCTGTCAATGCATGCATGGCTGTCTGCTCATCCTCGGGCCTTACATAAATTTCATATTGTGTCGTCGAAGAAGGGACGGGATATACTCCGTCTCTTCTGGAACTGTTAGCGCGAATAAACCGGGTATGGTGCCGAACGCCTCTGCTTATGAGGGCAGATTTAGCCTTCATGTAATCCTGTTCGATAAAGGTAGTATAGATTAGCACATTGCGGGCTAACAGCCTGCTGAACCAATGTTTAAGCCTTGACACAACAAAAGCTCCTTTCCCTGCATGCGTAATCCAACCGGCTGCATGGATCTACAGCGGCAGCATATCCCTGCGTTCCGCTTTCGGTTTGCATTGCTTGCAAACGCCCTTGACAACTCCATCGTCGCCTGCGTAGAAGGTCAACAGCTCTTCTTTGCCACAAAAGCTGCATTTCTGTATGGAAGGCTTGCTGGTGCTACCTCTACGCCGGAAAGGGACCACATTATCTCCCGTGGAACGGGGAATCTGCATTTTTTTGCTGCGCCCTTTTTTCAAGCGTAATATGGTGAACACGATAATTCCGGCGGCTGCGGCTCCGGCAATAATCCACAGATACAGCATATGCAATCCCCCTCTGCCATTATGATGTCTGTCAGCTATTGCAACCAGCATAGCGGAATATTAAAAACTTACATCGACGTACAACCAAAGAAGACAGAATCGCTTATACGGAAGTTTCTCTTGCGATTACAGAATTGCTCAGCTTCGCTGAGAACTTTTAAATTCTGTAATCTAAAACCGAACCCAATAAATCGCTGATTTATTGGGCAGGCTTCCAGATCTATGTTTGGTGTGACTTTTGTTTGGTGTGACTTTTGATTGGAGCGGCTTACGATACTTTATGCTCGATGCGCAGCTTGTCGGCGACCATTGCAATAAATTCGCTATTGCTACGTTATCTCACGCACAACGATCCGCACAACGACGCGGAAAATTAGACGTGAACTTGCGTTACTCCAATAAATTTTTACGGCTGTTTGTCGGAACGATTAGCTATACTTTATCGCTAAAGGAGCGTAATCGTCAATGGGAAACAAGCCGCAAAAGTACATGTTCGTATCTCGAAAAACTTCGTCGTCAAAGATCGTTTTAGAACGGGAGGTATCGCAATTTATCGAAGCTAAGCGGTTGGCACGTAGGTCAGAACGGACCATATCCGCCTATAGCCAGGTGCTTGACCAGTTCTCCAAGTGGTACGACGAGAAGGGTAAGCCGTCTATTGATGGCGATTTACTATCCGAGTATATTCAGTTCCTTACCTATAATAAGGTACGTTGGGACGACCATCCGACGAGCCCGGAGGCCGGTGCCGGGTTATCTGCGCGGACGGTGAACAACGTCATCCGGGTTCTCCGTATCTTCTTTAATCATCTCGTCAAAGAGCGTAAGATTGCGGAATCGCCTGCACTGTCTGTCGGTTATCAAAAAGAGAAGAAAGAAACTTTCGAAGTGTTCACGGACGAGGAAGTTTTGCAATTACTCAGCGCACCTAATTTACGCGTCTATACGGGTCGGCGTGATTATTGCATGATGCTCGTATTGTGTGATTGCGGACTTCGCATCAAGGAGTTAACCAACCTGCGCATATCTGATGTCGATTTTAAACTTCGTCAGATTACTGTTCGTGCTGAAATATCAAAAACAAAGACTACCCGCATCGCACCGATATCTGTGAAAACCGCTAAAGAATTGGAAAAACTTATTTCGTACATGGACTTGGAGGATAACGATTACCTCTGGCTCACGCAGTTCGGCGAGCGCTATTACGGAGATACTTTCGCAAAAATGTTGAAGCTCTACGCAAAAAGGGTCGGTGTCACCAGGCCGCGAGTATCCCCGCACACCTTCCGCCACTATTTCGCCGTTAAATTCCTGCGCGAAGGCGGCGATCCTATGGCACTCGCGCGTATACTCGGGCACACATCGCTAAATATGACGCAAGTGTACGTGAAATATACGGGAACTGATCTACGTGAGCAACACGATAAAGCGTCACCTGTCGCAAGTTTAATCGATGACGGTAACGAACGAAAGCGTGGCAAACGTATTTTCTGGTAACAAATCGGCCTGCTGGCGTGGCGTCAGCGGGCTACTTCTGTTAAAATAAGAACAAACGTTCCCTGCGAGGAGGCAGCGCAATTATGTCGATACATACCACGCCGGAGGATCACGAACTCGTACGCTCGCAATTATTACTTACGCTGGCCCTCACGGTATTCGAACGCGATAAGAGCGCGATAACATCCGCTCTTAAAACGCCTGGCCCGTACGTCGACGCAATCGATCGGGCTATGGACGAAGTGTCAGCGGAATTAAAACGAACACGGGCGGCTATGCGCAAACGAGGCGTTAAGGTTTACGAGGAAACACGCAGCGATAAGGACGTGAAGGTGCGGTTCTTGTGTCGCGGGTATCACGATAATATAACGATGCTATGGAGCTACGTTGGGGCGGAAGTGGGCAAACTCATGCGGAAATATCTCGGGGTTCAGCGGTCTTAAACGAAAAAAAAGCGCATACCTCCGAAGAGATACGCGCGTGTATTATTTCGACGGATTTCCGAGTTCAATTTTAATCTCATCGTTAACGAGTAGCGTGAAATCCTTTGCATCTTTCGGAACCTCGAACGCATATGAACCCGTTTCTTTCAAACCAGGGTTAAGCCCGAACGCAGTGAGTTCTCGGCCCTCGTCAATTAACGCAAAGCCGGAGTCCATATCTGTCTTAAATTCGCGGCCCTCCCCGTCAAGCAGACTAACGGAGGCATCTCCGAGAATTAACGGCTCCTTGCTCGTGTTAATGACCGTCGCATTAACGATTATGTATTTGTTTTCCGTCTTTACATGACCGATCTCTTGTGCCGACTCTATGCCGGTAGCTTTAAAATCGTACCTGCCAAATGAAACGAACTCACCGAGCTTAACGTTTTCTTCTTTGGGAGCGCTTGTTTCGGCGCTTTCGACTGGTGTAGCCGGAATGTCAGCTGGAACGTTAGGAACTGTGTTTGCTATATCTGACTCAACGCCCCTATCACTTAAATTTGATACAACAGCGATTATGATTATGGCAACAATGAACAAGGCTAACCCGGTGAATATTTTCTTTACCGGTATCTCCCTGAATTGTCGCTCTCCAGCTTCTTTGCTTAGTTTGTCGTCCAAAGCTGCAACCCCCTCCGTTTACCTAAATAATACCATCGGCCTACACCGCTAGTCTACGTTTTATTTACGCAAACTAGCGTTATAGGTTCCGATAAGGGGCGGAGTTTATTCCGCTTTAGGAAACGTAGAGTATACGCCCGCTCCGATCAGCGCATAACACACGATGTCGACGCCTATTTGCCACATGCCGAAATCGGGCGCAACGCCGTACTTTTCGAGTATTTGATACGCGAGGCCCACGGCCGCCGAAATAAACAGCGGATTTGTTATACGCTTAATCACGTCACTCATTACGCAGCATCTCCTTTCGTGAATAAACCGGCGCGGTCCATTACCGTAATCATTCGATAGAAATCGTATGACCCGTCATTCGCCGTATCCAATAATCCGGCCGCCTTAGCGTTAATACACGACTGCTCCGCCCACGCGGGCACCTTCGCCATTTGGGCCCGGCCTTCCAGCGTTTCCACCCGTTCAACCAGCGCGTCAAACGCCGCTTTTTCTGCCGCTGTCATAGCGTCATCTCCTTCGTTATTTTTCAATTCTGCGTACAACCGCGCCCACGGAAAGTTAGGTCCAGGACAGTACGGCTTCCGTACCGGATCGACCTGGAAATGTCCGATAACGTGGCGCTCATCAAGCGCTATAGGTGCTCCGTAAATGCGCTTGACTTCTGCGCTAATGTAACGATGGAGCCACACGGACGCTGTGAACTGTGCCTCCGTTAAAGTCCCGTCAGTTCCTTCGTGCTCGATCGATACCGTATACTTATTCGGATTAGTCGGCGCTTTCTCTTTTACGAGAGGTGCGGTAGCCTTCGATACCGCGTCCTTTTTGAGGCCGTTAGCCCACGCCATTTTACGAATGTCGACGTATTGATGGATTTCGCCTGTTTTCGATACGCCGAAATGAGCGCTACTGACCGTGTTACCGGGCGACCGAAACCACGAATCCATAGACGACATTGTCCCGCCGCTAATATGGTCAACGATAGCTATTGGCGTATGACCATCGCGCGAGCTGAAATTCGTATGCCCGTTGCCCATCTGCTTGATTTCGTACATATAAACGCTCTCCTTCCGTTTATTAATCGCGCGGCAGCCGCTCTTTCATTTCGCGCAACTCGCCGATAATTACGTCGTACTTATCGCTGAACTTATCGAGCAACGCTTGCAAGCGACCCTCGCGCTCTTTATTCGCACGCATCACGTAGATAAGAAGCCAAACGAAAAGGACCGCGAACGGTCCCTGCGTTAGAAAATATGTCATAATTTCGTTTTCCACCGTTACACCTCCGCCTTATACGCGATTGTCTCGTCGTGCTGCTCTTGCGTGATGTAGGCGAGGTCTAGCGCGCGTTTAATCTGATCGTTCGTGTACTTCGCAGCGGCGGATTGTTTCGTCGGTTCTACGTAATCGGTCGGGACTGCGTCGAACTTCGTTGTGCCTGCGAGGTAAATATTCGTCGCGTAAATCGACGAGAGGAACGGTAATACAGCCACGTTAGATAACCCCCTTTTCCGCGAGGTATTCCGTCAGCGACTGCAGGTTCGCGCTCGCCTCAACGCCGACAGCCGCTTGGGATCTGAGGGCCGCGACCTGTTCGGAGAGAGGCGTCTGATAGACGGGCTCTTCCGGCTGTTCTCCGTTTTCGTAATATGCGAATTTAAGCGTTTCTGTCTCCGGATCGACCCAAATGGCGTACGAGCTGGCGAAATCCTCATCGTATTGTCCGTATTCAAGCTGGATAACGCCAACTTGCTCCCGGTCTTTACCTATCAGCTCAGGGTAAAAGGTAAAGTCATCATCAACGGTCGATCCAACGCCGCCTATGCTGTGAGGTATGCGCAAAATAACCTCGCCTGTTGACTTGCGCCAATAAATTTTTCCGCCAATTTGCATTTATAGACCCCCTATTCAATGATTGTTAAAGTGGTGACCCGTCCACGTAGATACTGCGGGCTACCCGAACGAAAAGTAACGTTAAAATTGATATTGGCGGAAAACGTCCCGCTGCCGAACGATACATTGGTGTAATTGAGCTGAGCAAAATCATTAGAACTGCCGGACCCAGCACCGACATAACTATCGGAAAAAGGACCATAACCTACTATCCCGAAAAATGCCGACGGCCAGTTTACAACCTGTCCATCATCCCTTACCCCTTCTACCCGAACAAGAGCGTAAAATTGCGAAGGCGTGAACCCCAAGCCATTGACTGCTAATGTCAAGCTTCCGCCACCGCCATTCTGAAACACCGGGGTCGTTTGGTTAGGGCTTGATTGATAGACGCGCCGCCCAGGTAATGCCCTAATTGCCGCCGCTAACTGATCGAACGTATAGCTTCCTGCTGCCGTTCCTCCTTTGCCAGTAATAGCGGAAGCTATAGCATTTTTTCCATTACTGACAGATGACTTTAAACTATTTAAATCACCACCGGGCCAGTACAGGTTGTCTGGCTCAATGCGAATACCTTGGTCAAAATTCCAATCACCCTGACCTTTTGTGTTTGAGGGAGCAATAAAAATCCGCTTTGAATCTCCGTCAGGTGTGTGAACAACCCATGAATATCTCGCCGGACCCACCGACCTAAACGGAACCGCATCTGCACTGGTGACTGTTCCATAGGCGTATAATGTTGATTGTACTGTTGTCGGTCCGGTAATCGTTCCGCCCGTGGTGTCAAAATCTTTGACGAACGGTTGCCAGAAACTGTTGGAATCTCTTTTAACACGCGTTGCTCTCCTTTGGTTGACCCTATCTGTCGAAGATGCCCCAATATAGATTTCCTGCACGGTTTGGAAACCCCAAGCTCCAGACCTGTAGGTTATGACCATGCAATATTGCGATCCCGGGTCTCCGAGAGCAGCAGTGAGCCATCCGGGCCCGATGTTCTCTGCAACCGTAGCGATAAAAAAGCTTTCGCCTTCCGGGTATATGTCGATAGGGCTATTAGATGCAGCAAAGTTATCAATAAGCTTTAACCTATCTTGTTTGCTGACGGCCAAATCATACGCAGCCTTTACCGCTTTAGGCGTAGCTGCCCGATCCTCTGCCGTGCTATTCGTCGCACTCGATAGCTGTACGATACCCTTCTGCGTTGTTGACGCGTCCGGAACCGTTACGTTATCTATCGCCGCCTTAACATTCGTGTCCACCGCCTCGGCCAGTGCGTTCATATCGCGCGGCACATCCGCCGTCATGCTGCCGTCAAGTAGCGGTAAGTTAAAATTCGTTGTATTCGCCATTAAGCGTCTAACCTCCGATTGTATACGTCATCGTACGTTTTGCCCGTCGCAGCCAGCGCGCCGTACGTCATTCCGGTCGCCAGCAATTCGTCGTACGTAAAGAAGCGGAACACGTAGTTAATCGCAAGATGCGCCGGTATAATCTCGCGTAGCGTATCCTGTAGCGTTTTAATCTGCGCTGGGACCCCGTATATGCCGACGAACGTAATTACGATCGTATAGGCGGGCACGTCAACGGTTACGTCAACTTCCCCGTTCGCGTACGCGCTCGCAACGTTCTTGATGAGTTCCGCGTTAACCTTGCCGGCCCCGCGTAGTTTACCGAGGAGGACCTCCCGACGCTGCTCGTACGATTTCGTTAGGTCCGTCGCAACGCCGAATATGCGTTCCCAATGCGTCAGCCCCCACGTCGCCGTTACGATAAAAAACTGATCGAGCACATCGCGAATGTCTGCGTCAATCCGCGCCAGTTCTTCCGCTTCCCGGCCGATAATGTTGCCGGCGATTTTCGATTCGTCGTAATAACGCGGTAAACTATCGCTCATCGACCGTTCAAATTCCGCTGCGTTCACGATAAATTCACCGTCCCAAGCACCGCAACTCCTCCGTCATCCACGACGATATTACCGGTCGTGCCGTTAAGTGTAAGCCCGCTATAGTCGATGACGGGCGGAATATCGAGGATCACGTTGCCGATCTGGTTGATGCGGACAATCGGGTCCTTAAAGGCCAGCGTTTCGAGGTACGCGGTTACGCCCGCAGCCACTTGCGCCTTAACCTCGTCGAGCGTTGCACCTGGCGCTAAATCAACGTTAGCGACGATATTTATCGGCACCTCTTTCGCGCCCTGAACGGTAGCTATCGCACCGACCGGCGCTGCCCCTTCGCCTTTTCCGTCCTGTGTCGGATCGATATACGTTTGTGCCGCCTCAATAACAGCGGAATCCGGCGCGGTCTTGTTATCGCCGAGGAGTACGACTTTAACCGTGCCGGGCCCGTTCCATATCGGATAGATTTTCGCGTCAGAAACCCCAGGCACCTCAAGCGCCCATTGACGGTAGTGATTGACGTTGCCGGACGTGACAGCACGCCGGGCCCGCTCATAGTACCGTGCGAGTAACGCCTCGTCCGATTCCGTGTCGACGCCGCCCTCGAAATTGACTGCGTTTGTCACCGTTACAATCCCGACGAGGTCGCCGACCATCGTATTAACGCCGCCAATACTGACGTTACCGTCTGCGCCTGGTTCTTCCGCTTCCGCTGCGACAGTTACGGAAGTCCCTGCGATGGTAGCAGCCGTTTTGGTCACGAAATAGACCGGGCTATCCCCGCCAGTTGACGCGATTGTTCCGGCAGGAATCGCGGTACCATCCGGTCCTGTAAACGTAAGCGAACCGATCGACTTAACGGCCGGCTTACGTGTGAGTCCGAACTCTGCTGCGAGACGGTCGAGATATTCGCCGGACGTTGTGTCCGCGAACCCGAGTTCCAGTACCGTATCGAGTCCGGTGTAAAGGCCCGTCATTTCAATCGCAGCGGGTGAGAGCAAATCGTAAGTGACCGAGCCCTGCCGCTTATCAATATCGTCCGGCGATTCCGCAAGCATGCGGTCAAGTATCGCGGCTTTCGTTTGATCTTCGTACATTAGCGTGAACTCACCTCCAATCGCTCAATGGGAATCGCCTCGACGTCCGTCTCAACGACAAAAGAGACGAACAATTTGTCCGCCTCCTGGAATATTTCGAAGCTATGAACGTCCGTTATCCGGTCGTCGTATATGAGCGTCTCGGTTATAACGCGTGGGATTTCCGTCTGTAGCAGCGCAGCCGAAACGTTCGAACCGATGAGTTCTTCGAGCTCACAGCCGTAATCCGCGTTGTAAATCGGGAATCGGAAGCGCGCGGTCAATATCGCCTTGATAATGAACTGTTTAATCGCGTCGGTCCCGTCAACGATGCCGCCGATACTGCCCGTATCAATATCGAGCGCGTACGTTCGGGACGGAAGGACGCCAGCCTCCGTTACGACTTCCGCTACATCTGCGCCCACATTATCCAGCGGACTAAGCGCCATTATGTCGCACCTCCTACGTTACCGACCCGATCGAGCACGAAATAGCGCTGGCCGGCGTTGGCCGACGCGACGATTACGCGGTCGCCTACTTTCAATTCGTCGAGGTGCTCGATTTCAAATTCGCTGATCACGATGTCGCCTGCGCTAAAGTCGAGCTCGTCTTCGTAAATTTCCTCCGTAACAGGAGGCGATGTCTCCGTTTCCTTTGTAGTCCGTGTGTATTCCTTCATTGTGAGCACCGTCGTCGGCAGCCCTTTAAGCGCAACCTTTTCCGTCCATCGCGTTAAGTGCTGCGCGACAATCAGGTCGTCCGCATCTAGCGGTATTTTCATGTTATCAATCTGGACTTGGAGCGCGGGCGGCGCGGTTGTTACCGTACCGAGTTCGCAGTCAACGTCTTTGTTGTAGCCGAGTTGCTTTATGATATCGCGGAACTGGCTTATCCCGCTTCCTTCGATCAATTCAAAAGCCATCTACCCGCCTCCCTATTTATTTAGTCCAAGCTGATTTTTTAAATCTTGAATTTCCGCGTCAAGATCCTTAACCGTCCGGCGCTTCGACCCGGAGCCGGTCGTTTTCTTCTTCGCCTTGGCTTGCTCTTTCTTCGCAGTCGCTTTCTTTTCCGGGTCCTCGTATTCGAGCTTCGGCAAGTCATCCGTTTTGGACAGCGTAACGTCCATCGTGTGTAGCCCGCCCTCAAACGTGTGTGTATCGGCGTTAACGTAATAGCCGCCGACGATATCCGTCATGGATTCAAACGCATAGACCGCAGCCCCCGCGACAACGGCCGTATTGCCGAGCGCTGTTACCGACACATCCTCAGTAACCTTGCCGAGCTCTTTTAGCCGCTCTTTTGCGAGCTGCTGTATCTGCGAGGATGTTGCGTCAGAATCCGCCGACTCTACGTGCTGCATGAGTCCGTATTTTGCGATAAGGGCGCTATCCTTCGCGGTAAACGTAACGGGCTTTTCATCGTCGCCACCGATTGCTTTAACGGCTGTCCGCATTTCCTCGATAGACTGCGAGCGCGTTGCGGAGATGATGTTTACGCCATCCTCCAACATCCAGCGGACTACTTCGTCTTTTTTCTCGCGCAGAAACAGCTTACCCTCACGCGAATAAACGAAGAATTTGCGGTTATTCTGTTTCCGCGTTTCGGTCAGTGCCGTAACGACCATATCCCACAACGTCATATTGCGCAGGATCAGCTTTGGGATAACGTAGCCGGTCTCCGCGACGGTCCCGGTCGGGATGCCGAACGATTTACACAGCGATTTAACGATCGAGCCGGCCGTCATCTTAACGAATTTCTGCGTGTCCACGTTCTTCGTCAGATACACGTTCTCGTCATGCGCGACGATCGTTGCGTTGCCCTTGTCGTCGATATCGTAGGAAAAGATGACGCCCCGGAACAGGCCGACGTTATCCGCGTAAAAGCGCAGTTCCTTACCGAGTTCGAACGCAATCCGCACGTTTTCCGCATCGAGCGTGTTGGAAAAGGAGACCGTGAGCGTACGGTGTGGTTGCGCTACATCCCCGGACCAGGTTACGGATTTAACAAGCGGCTCAATCCAGAGATCACCGTTATACAGCAGCTTAATTTGCGTCTCCATTTACGGAATCACCAACTTCTGGCCCGGCCGGATCACGTTCGGATTCGCGCCAATCACTTTTTTGTTTTTCTCGTAAATCTTCCGCCACTGGTCGCCGTCATTGTACACGTCAGCCCGCTGCGCAATTTTCCAAAGCGAGTCGCCAGCCTTAACGGTGTAGGACGCTGCCTTTGCGGTCGTATTCGGCCGGGCCGCCTTTGTCGATAACAGTTTCGGCGTTGTTGCGCCACCGCTGCCGCTCGTTTTGCCGTCCGATTTGCGCGCGATTTCGATAAAAATGTACTCTTTGAGTTGCAGCGTGTACCATATGTCGCCGGGCTCGCCGCCGCGTTCCTCGTATTGGAAGTTGCGAATCGTCACCGCAATATTGACGGACGTTCCCGTTACGATAAAACGGACGGGCTTGCCGGACCGCATCCAGCGCTCAATCGTCGCGACACACTCGCGAGGCTGCGGAAATCCACTATATTCGCAATAGGAGGCGTTATAGTCACGTGGGAACAGCGAAGACATCGCAAATTCCCGTAGGCGTTCGTTACCGATAACGGTGTATTCGCCAAGATTCGAGATTTCGATGTCTTCGTAACCTTGCGTCATGGTCGTAGCGATGGATTCCGGATTGACCGGGAGTTGCAACGATTCCGCGCCGTTATTAAATTTGAGCCAAAATTCCGTAACACTCGCCTCCTTATGCGTTCGCCATCTGACGGGCCAACGCTTTCGCAATAGCGTCAATATCGGACTCTTGGCGCACGTTAAACGTGTTCCCCGTAATAAGTATCTGGCCACCGCTGCCGCCGTTTTGTTGAGCGCGCCATTCCGACGCTTCGCCACGGGTGAGGACCGCTTCGTCCTTGTGGAGATTAGCTTTATAACCGCTGTACGGAACTCGATCGAGACCTGAGCTATGGTTCTTAAACGGATTTACCAGTCCGGGAATGGTTTTAGGCGCGAACATTTCCACCGGAGTTCCATTGGTGTTGCCGAGTTTTTCTCGTCTCTCTGCGTTATGCCTCGCAAGTTCCTCGTCTGGAACCCCGCCCATCCATTCAGGTAGGTATTTATTCGTAAAGTCGAATGCGTCATTGACCCAATCAGTATTAGCAATGTTTTCTTCTACTTGCTTAACTGGACTGAGTCCTTCCAAAATACCTGACGCCAAGGCCATGCCGAGTTTTAATCCGATCTCAACCATACGAGGAATTGCAGCCTCTAAAGTATTGAGGAGGAAGTCCGTAACATTTTTAGCGGCCGCTTCGGTCTGTTCCTTCCCTCCAGAATTCCACCAGCTGTCAAATATCTTCTTCATCTCAACGAAAATAAAATTAACTTTGGCGTTAATGTCCGGCAAATTCCGAAACGCTGGATTATTGATGAAGGTGTTACTCAGGTAATTTTTTGCTGTATTTACCGCTTTCTCAACTGCAGCGGTAATCTGCGGTGTATATTTCGTTACAAACTTTGCAGCTTCCGTTGCAAGGTCTTTAAGTATCGGCATCGTCGGCATTAACGCGGATATCTGCAACGTCTCGACCGCGCCTTGGAATTGTTCAACCGCACCGGCCGCGTTATTCATTTTTTCCTGCGCGACCGCCATCGCCGTTGTCGTACTCATCTCGTCGTAGAACTTTTTAACGCCCGCCGCGCCCGCCTTGTATAACGTGGTCGCCGCTTTTACCCCGTCTGTGCCGAACATGTCGAGAAACGTAGCCGTACGCTCCTGATCCGTCATATCCTTCGTTACGTCCCG